AAATCAACGTTGAAATTATCTACGCTAAATATGAAACGTGGAACACGTTCGCTCGTCATCACTATTTAAGTAACGAGTTAAATAAATCAGCGCAAATCTATATCGGCGTTATTAACGACCAACCTGCGGTGTTACTAGCGGTGTTACCTTTAATTAACGCTAACGTTAGAAATGCTAGGCGTATATCGCGGATAGTGGTATTACCAGATTTTCAGGGTATAGGGCTTGCCACTAAATTTATGAACGCAATTGCTGGTGGTTTAAAAACGCAAGGCTTACTTACGTATATAACTACAAGCCACCCAGCGTTGATTAGGGCGTTGAACTATAGCGATAAGTGGGAAATGATTAGGAAGCCATCTCGCGTGGCACAACGCGGTAGAACGTCTTCAATATCTAGCCGTATAGGGCTTAGCCGTAGCCGTATTACTAGCGGTTTTAGATACGCAGGTGAAGAATATCCCGAAGTGGCGCAAGTCTTATCACCACGACCAGTTAATTAATGCTTTTTTATCCGATATATGGAAGGATATAACGATTATGCCAAGAGGAAAAAGTAATCCAGAGATACTTGAAAAAGAGAAGCGCGTATTAGAACTACGGCGCGGCGGATTAACTTTTGACTTAATCGCAGAACGTGTTGGTTACGCTAACGCTAGTTCGGCGCAAAAGGCTTATCAACGTGCTTGTTCTCGCGTTGTCTATGAAGATGTAGTTGCGTTACGTAATACTGAAATGGATAGATTAGATATTGCGCAAGCGGCAATATGGAACGAAGTATTACAAGGCACGGTATCGGCAGTAATGGCATTAATGAAGATTATGGAACGGCGAGCGCGTTTGCTTGGTTTAGATGTACCAATTAAAACGCAGTTAGAGGTAACGCATTATGACTACGACACCATTGACGCAGAGGTCAAGCGACTTGTCGCTCTCCTTGATAGCGAGCCGACACGTGCGCTGGACACGCCAGTTAGCGAGAACGGAACAAATACCAACTGAAGATAAATCTTGGTTGGTATGGTTGTATCTAGCAGGGCGAGGTGCTGGGAAGACCCGAACTGCGGCTGAATGGTTGGCGTGGCAAGCCAGCAGTAATCCACGCACACGTTGGGCTATTGCCGCACCAACCTATTCAGATGTTAGAGATACTTGCGCGGAAGGCGTATCTGGCATTATTCAAATACTTAGAGAGTATGGAACTTTAAAAGATTATAACCGCAGTATCGGAGAAATCTTTTTAACTAATGGAAGCCGTATAAAGTTATTTAGTGGTGAAGAACCTGACCGCTTTCGTGGACCGCAATTTCACGGCGGTTGGTTTGACGAGTTAGCGGCATTTAAATATCCAGACGCGTGGGACCAGTATCAATTTGGATTACGTCTAGGCGAATATCCACAAACTATTGTTACTACTACGCCACGCCCGACAAAATTAATTAAGGATTTAATTAATCGTGAAGGCGTTCGTGTCGTGCGTGGTTCAACTTTTGATAACGCTAGTAACTTAGCGGCAAGTGCCTTAGTTGAACTAAGACTACGTTATGAAAATACGCGATTAGGTCGGCAAGAGTTATACGGAGAAATATTAGATAACGTGGAAGGCGCGTTATGGACAAGAGAATTAATTGAAGCGGCGCGAGTTAAAGAATATCCGCCATTAGTGCGCGTTGTCGTAGCAATTGACCCTGCCGTTACCAGTAACGTTAATAGCGACTTAACTGGAATTGTTGCGGCTGGTTTAACGGCTGATGGGCATTATTACGTTCTATCGGACAAATCGTTACGCGCAACGCCAGATACGTGGGCAAGACAAGCCGTTAATTTATACCACGAATATAAAGCGGACAGAATAGTTGCCGAAACTAATAATGGCGGCGATATGGTTATTATGACTTTACAGCAGGTAGATAGGTCGGTGGCTACGCAAAAGGTTACAGCGACCAGAGGAAAGCAATTGCGAGCCGAACCTATTAGTGCGTTATATGAACAAGGTAGAGTTCATCACGTAGGTTATTTTCCAGAATTAGAAGAACAAATGTGTGAATGGACACCATTAAGTAACGAAAGTCCAGATAGACTTGACGCGCTGGTTTGGGCAATAACTGAATTAAACAGTAGTGGTTCTAGTATGCTTACGCTAGCCGCAATGGCAAAGATTTGTAGCAGATGTGGTATGCCAAGTCCAAAGCAAGCGGTAAACTGTTTAAAGTGCGGTAATCCTTTAGGAGAATAATGGCAGTTGTATATAACTTAGAAATTGACCAAGGTGCTGACTGGTTTGTTAATTTTGTTTATAATCAACCAGCCGAAATAACTAACGTTGTCGGTAATGGAACAACTGTAACTTTTACGGCAACTAATGGATTTACCGCAGCGCAAAAAGTTTCTATTACTGGCGTATTACCAAGTCAATATAACTTTCAAGACGCAACTATTGCTTCGGCAAGTGCTTCAAACTTTTTAATAACAAATGCCGCAACTGGTGTTTATATATCTGGCGGTATTGCTTACGCGCCAGTTAATCTCACAAGTTATACGGCTGAACTACAACTACGTTCCTTGCCTTCTAGCCCTGACGCGGTATTAACGCTTTCTACGTCTAACGGCGGTATTACTATTACGGCTTTAACTGGCACAATTGAGTGTCGGGCAACGGCAAATCAAACTAGATTAATTGATGAAGGCACGTATTACTACGACATTGAAATTACAAGTCTTAGTGGTATTGTTACACGAGTTGCGCAAGGTCAAGTAATCGTTTCGGCAGAGGTGACAAGATAATGGCTGATGAAGTAATCGTTATTAAACCCGTTGTTCCAACGGTTACTGTTTCGGCAGTTGGACCGCAAGGACCGGGCGGAACGCAGATTTTCTACGTTCATACGCAAGCAGTTTCAAGTGCGGTTTGGACAATAAACCATAATCTTAATGGCGAACCAACCGCAGTTGTGCTAGATAGCGCAGGAACACAATGCGAAGGCACCTTTAGTTACCCAAGTAAAAACCAAATGGTGATAACCTTCACCAGTGCCTTTACTGGCACGGCGTATGTGATTTAGGAGATAAATAATGGCGCGTAAGTTTTTAGTTTCTATTGACCTTAATAAGAACGAATTACAAAATGCCGTAATTCAAAATCTAGGCACGGCTCCTACTTCACCGCAGGCTGGTCAAATTTATTTTAATACTGGCGATAATGAACTTTATTATTATGACGGAACAGGTTGGGTATCTGTTCTAAATGAATCCGAAGTTATATCTGGAACTCTTGCTGGTCGTCCAGCCGCAGGTGTCGCTGGTCGTTTATATTACGCAACTGATAATTATCTTCTTTATTTTGATGATGGAACTACTTGGACACAAATTAATAACTTTGGTTCAGTAACTGCGCAAACTTCTTATGGCGCAAGTAGTGGTAATGGAAGTAGCACAAACTTTGCTCGCGCAGACCATACACACGGAACGCCATCACTAACAAATACAACTCCGCAAGCACTTACTATTGGTAATACTGCGGCAGTAGGAACTGGAACCGCACCTGCGCGTGAAGACCACGTTCACGAAATGCCAGATTTCGGAAACGTAACCGCGCAAACTTCATTTGGTTCTTCTAGCGGAAATGGTTCAAGTTCTGACGTAGCACGTGCCGACCATACGCACGGAACTCCTACGCACGATAACTCTGCGCACTCTTTAATTAATCTTTCTGCGCTCGCAACTCCAACCGCAGATGTTTCGTTTAATAACTACAAAATTACAAACCTTGCCACGCCAACTAGCGCAAATGACGCCGCAACTAAGGCGTATGTTGATGGCGTAGCAGAAGGTTTACATATCCACGCGGCTTCTTATGCGGCAACAACAGCAAATCTTAATGCCACTTATAGCAACGGAACTTCTGGCGTAGGCGCAACTCTTACTAACGCAGGAACACAAGCCGCGTTTAGCGTAGATGGCGTTAGCCCTTCAATTAACGCACGTATCTTGGTAAAAAACCAAACAAATACTTTTGAAAATGGTATTTATACATTAACAACAGTAGGTAGCGGTTCAACTAACTGGGTTCTAACACGTGCTACTGACTTTGATACTGCCGCAGAAATGGCAGGTGGAGATTTTACATTTGTTGACGCAGGTTCAACTCTTGCTAATACTGGTTGGGTAATGGTTGATGAAGTTACAACTGTTGGAACTGACCCAGTTGTATTTCAACAATTCTCTGGTGCTGGAACTTATACCGCAAGTAATGGCGTTCAATTAGTTGGAAGTGATTTCTCTGGCGTAGTTGTAGCAAGCGGTGGATTAACAGTTGGAGCAACAGGTTTTGCTTTAGATACTGCAATTGCGGTTCGTAAATATGCCGCAAACGTAGGTGATGGAACAGCAACTTCTTATGTAATTACACATAGTTTAAATACAAAAGATGTAACTGTTGCCGTTTATGATAATTCTTCGCCATACGCAGAAGTTATTTGCGATGTTCAACATACTTCTACTAGCGCAATTACGTTATTGTTCTCGGTAGCACCAACTTCAAATCAATATCGTGTAGTTGTTCACGGTTAATTAGGGGGCATAAATGGGTCTTATTGACCGATTTGCTGAAAAGGTTGCCGAACAATTACAGAAAGCACCTAATCTTCCTGTAGGTTCGGTAACCTTAACTGAACAGCAAATGCGTAATATATCGGGGCGCACAAATGTAAGTTACGGACAAACTGACCCTTTGCCACGTAACGCCATTACGCCTACTGTTCCGTTCTCACCAGGTTCGCCAATTATTCCGGGCGCAATTAATCCGCCTTCGGATAATGGAAGACCAGACCCACGCCGTTATGAATTCCAAGTAGCACAAAATATTAATATTACGGAAACTAGATTAGTTCCGTTTAAAACTCTACGTGCGGCGGCAGACCAAATAGATATTTTGCGCCGTTGTATTGAGGTAAGTAAGTCAAAAATACTTGGTTTAAATTGGGATATTGTTCTTGCCGAAGATAGCGCAGAAAAACTTATTAGCGAAATCGGTGGCGCTCGCGTTCGCGCTATGTCGGTGGCACGTGATAGATATACGGAAGAAATTGCGCGAGTTCGTTCATTTTGGGAACAACCAGATAGGGCTAACGGATTACTCTTTTATGACTGGTTGAATATCGCACTTGAAGAAGTATTAGTGCTGGACGCGTGGGCAGTTTGGCCTCAACAAACAGTAGGCGGCGAATTATTTGGATTACAAATTCTTGATGGTTCAACTATTAAACCATTAATTGACGATAGAGGTATGCGCCCTACTCCGCCATTTCCTTCTTTCCAGCAAATTCTTTATGGCTTTCCACGAAGCGAATTTGCCGCACCAACCGAAAGTGAAGGCGCAGATGGCGAATTTACTTCCGATGAACTTGCTTATTTTATTCGTAATCGTAGAACCACAACTGTTTATGGATACGGACCAACTGAACGCGCTTTACCATTAGCAGATATTTATTTGCGTAGGCAACAATGGTTACGTGCCGAATATACAGATGGCGTAACGCCAGAATTAATAATAAAAACTGACGCAAACTTTGGTAATAATCCAAACTTATTAAAGGCTTACGAAGATATATTTAATTCAGATTTGGCTGGGCAAACAGAACAACGTAAGCGCGTAAGACTTCTCCCTGCTGGTATGGAACCAGTTCAATACGACGGATACGGCGAACGTTTTAAAGATACGTTAGATGAATATTTAGTTAATTCTATTTGCGGTCACTTCGGCGTATTGCCAAGCGAAATTGGATTTAATCCTAAAAACGGATTAGGCGGTTCTGGTTTTCAATTAGGACAAGCACAAAGTTCCGAAGTATTAGGCGCAATTCCGTTAGCAACTTGGTTATCTCGTATGATTTCGCATTTGTCTTATATGTTCTTAGGTATGCCACGCGAACTTGAATTTAAGTTTATGGAAAGTGGTCGTCAAGATTTGGAATCAGTTGCTCGCACACGTGATATTGAATTAAAGTCTGGCGCGCTAACACTTAACGAACAACGTTCATTAACAGGTCGCCCATTAAT